AACCCGTCAAATCTCGACTTCTACGACCCTGCTGAGGAAGAAGAAAAGCAGGATAACGAAACAGCCGAGCAAAGCGGAACCGATGACAACGGAGAAACGGGTGAGGGCGATGAGGCCCAAGAGACCGCCGATACCGACAGCGCCGACGAGACTGAAACCACGGACGCAGAGGAACCTGTTGAAGGTCAACCTCAAGCCGTCAAGGATGATGTTATCGTTGATGTGCAGGGTGAGAAGCTCCCGCTGAGTGAGCTTAAATCCGGCTACATGAAGGATCGGGACTACCGCATCAAAACCCAGGAACTCGGCAATAAGCGCCGCGACCTGGAAGCACTGTCAACCCGCGTTACGGATTCCGTGAACGCCATTGCAGACCTCCTGGTTAAGCAGATACCGCCCGCACCTGATGCAAGTCTAGCGATGACAGATCCCGGCAAATACGTTGCCGACAAGGCATTGCATGACGCGATGATGGCTCAAGTGGCGTCTGTGATCGAACAAGCCCAAGCCCCGAAAGAGGCGGTGAACAAGCTTACCGCAGAGCAGCGTTCCGAACTGTTGCAGTCGGAAAACGCCAAGCTCGCTGAAGCATTCCCGCAGACTGCCAAGCCTGAAACGCGGAAGAAGTTCTTTGACGACGTGTCACGCGTTGCCAGCGAACTCGGTTATTCGCAGCAGGAATTGGAGGGGGTAACTGACCATCGCATGTTCAAGCTGGCGTACTACGCCAAGCTCGGCATGGCGGCGGAACAGGCAAAGGCAAAGGCGACCCAAAAGGTCGTGAATGTCCCGCCGATGGCACAGCAGAAGCGGCAAGCGCCGATTGCTGGCAAGCAACGGGCTAATCAGGACGCAATGAGGCGGTTGGCGAAAACCGGATCGATGGCCGACGCAATGGCAATCGATTTTGATTGAAACCATATCCTCATAGGAAAATACCATGACCGCAATTACCAACACCTTCGTGACTTCGAGCGCGAAGGGCAATCGCGAAACCCTGTCTGACGTGGTGTCCCGCATCACGCCGGAAGATACCCCGATCCTGACCACCATTGGTACCGAGAAAGCCAAGGGCGTTCACCCGGAATGGGAAACCATCGACCTCAACGCCCCGGCCTCCAACGTGCAGGCGGAAGGCGACGAGTATGCGTTCTCTGCTTCGACGCCTGCCGCGCGCATGGGCAATTACACCCAGATTCTGCGCAAGACCGGTATCGTATCTGCCACGCAGGACGCCGTGGACAACGCAGGCCGTGCTGAACAGCTCAAATACCAGAAGCTCATGCGCGGCCGTGAACTCAAGAAGGACGTGGAGTTTGCCATCGTTTCCAATGTGGCGTCTGTCGGAGGCACCTCGCGCGTCTCTGGCGGTCTGCCGTCGTGGGCTGTCACCAACGTCTCGCGCGGTGCAACTGGTGCCAATGGCGGCTACAGCTCCGGTACGGGGCTGACCGTTGCGGCGACCGATGGCACTCAGCGGGCGTTCACCCAGGCATTGCTTGACGGCGTGATGCAGTCTGGCTTCAACAGTGGCGCGAACTTCAAGTCCGTGTCGGTTTCGCCCTACGTTAAGAGCGTGTTCGTCACCTTTATGTCGAACTCCAACGTGGCGAACTTCCGCTATTCGGTTGATAGCGGCAAGGACAACTCCATCGTGTCCAATGCAGACTATTACGAAGGCCCGTTTGGCCGAGTGAAGATCATGCCAAACCGCGTGCAGGCAACGAGTGCCGGCGTGGCGAAGAATGCCTTCCTTCTCGACCCGGAGATGTTGTCGTGGATGTGGCTGCGCAACATTCAGACTGACCCGCGCGTGGCGAAAACCGGCGATGCCGAAAAGTTCGTCATTATCGGTGAAGGTTGCCTCAAGGTGAAGAACGAAAAGGGCATTGGCGTCATTGCCGACCTGTTCGGCCTGACCGCATCGACCTAACTCGATCTGGTATCAACGCTAACGAGGGTCGCCATTTCGGCGGCCCTTTTTCTTTGGAGGACACATGGCTGACAAATCGAACTCTCCCATGATCGAGGTGGAAATTCTCCGCGACTTTTGGGACGCTGATGGCGAACGCCATCCGGCAGGCACGATCATTTCGATCCCGGCTGAGGCTGCTGTTGACGGTGCCGAGAAGGGCGCGCTGCGCCGGGCAAAGAAAGCCGACTAATGATTAAGGACGGCGATTTCCGCCTGATCGATTGGGACCCTCAATCGGGTCGGACAGTATGGGCGATGTTTGACGGCGAGAAAACCGTCGTTCGCACAGATTATCCGGTCGAGGCTACGATTGCCGGAAACGCCGCCGTCCGCAACGAGGCGGGCAAAGCGGGGAAAGGCGATTGGAATCGCATCGCATCTGTCCCGCTCAATGTCTATTACGACCAGCTTCACGCTGCCGAACAGCAGGGCGATGACAAGTTTGTCTCGCGCTGGCTGAACGATAGCAGCAATCGGGCGTGGCGAACGACTGAGGGGTCTGTGTGATGGCCGTCTTTGCCGACTATCTCGACCTGCGCTTTGCCGTTGGGGATCACGTCGGCAACCGTGGCCTGTCCGATGTCATGCCGCGCCTTGTTCAACAGGCGGAATCATATCTCAACAAAGAACTGCGGACGCGCCAGCAGGTGACGTATGGCACGCTTGTCTTTACGAGCGGGGTTGCTCCGCTTCCTGCTGACTTCCTTGAAATCATCACGGTATTCGATGCTTTCAACAATCCAATGCGGGCAACGCAGCTTGCGGACCAGCGCCGTATCGGGTCGATGTATTCGAAATACTCAATCGATGGCACGAGCATCAATATCGACGGATATTCTGGCACTCGCGACATTCAGTATTACGCCAAACTACCGACGTTGACGGCTGGGCCGACGACGACCAATTGGCTGCTTTCAGAAGCCCCGGACGTTTATCTCTACGCTATCGGGTTTGAAGCCGCGAAATTCCTCAGGGATGTCGATCTAGCACAGGCGACAAAGGCTCTCCTTGACGGCGCGATGTCTGAGTTGCGCACAGGCGATGAGCGGGCGCGCTGGGCTAACTCGACCGTTCGCGTTCAGGGCTGCACCCCATGAGCCTTCTTAGCATCGCCTCCAACGTCGCAACCAATGTCGGGGTCAAGGCTCCTTCGTCTGTTCTGGCGAACAGCAACGACCAGAGTGCGGTTAAGATTGCCGTATTCTCTGCGGAGACGGGAGACGAGCTTGCGCGCCGTGCGGATTGGTCGGCGTTACGAAAGACCGTCACGCTGATCGGGACCGGCACATCGGCGGCCATTGCGTTGCCAAGCGACTTCCTGCGGTTGATTCCGGGCCTGTCCGTCATGACTTCGACTGGTGCTCCTATCCGTACCGGACTTTCGCCGGACGAGTGGAACGGTTTGACACCAATTCAGGGTGTGCCGCGTTATGCGAACCTCACGGCAGGTTCGATCTCCTTCTATCCATATCTCGCATATGCTGAAACCGCGACTGTGACCTATCAGAGCAATGCTTGGGGACCGGCTGGTGCGAAATGGGGCGCAGATGGTGACGTCCCGCTAGTACCGGAACGACTGATGACGCAGGGCACGATCTGGCGCTGGCGTCGGCAGCTTGGACAGGACTTTCAGGACTATCTTGCTGAGTACGAGGCGAAAATTGCCGACTACGCCAAATACGACGATGGAATTCGCAGCCCATGATCCGAACCGGGCGCGCTACGGCACGAAAGACGGCGCAGACACCAGCGACATATAAACCATTTCCGATCCCTGCGCCGACGCTTGGCATCATCGCGAACGCTAACCCGGCTCAACCGCCTCCTGGTGGGGCGCTGATCCTTGAGAACTTCATCCCTCGCGCAACTGATGCATTGTTGCGGCGTGGATCGCAGCTCTATCAGATCGTTTCGGACGGTATTGAGTCCGTCTTGTCGCTATTCACCTACAAGAACGGCAACAACGAAAAGTTATTTGCGGCAACTGCAACGCAGATAGCAGATGTTTCGACCCCGACAACGCAAGCTTACTTCACGGACGGCCTCGGAAACGAGTTCGTTACTGACACTGGAGACAAGCTGATCCCGTCGATTACGCGGGCACCGGTCTTGGTTAGCGGGATGACGGGCGGCAACTGGTCTGTGGTGCAGTTTGCAACGCCGGGCGGCGTGTTTCTGCGTGCTGTCAATGGCGTGGATACGCCGCAAGTTTATGACGGCGCGACGTGGGCCGCGACGCCATCGATCACGGGTATTACCGACCCGACGAAACTTTCATATGTCTGGACGCACCAGCAACGGTTGTTTTTCGTTGAGAAGGATAGCTTGAGTGCGTGGTATCTCCCGGCGGCCTCGATTGGCGGGGCGGCCACGGAATTACCGCTTGGTGGCGTGTTCAATCTTGGTGGGTCACTCCTGTTCGGTTCGGCGTGGTCGCTTGAAACCGGTGCTGGTGGTTTGCAAGAATACTGCGCGTTCTTCACGACTGAGGGAGAGGTCGCGGTCTATCAAGGCACCGATCCAAGCACGGCCTCAACATGGTCGAAGGTCGGCGTTTATCGCATTGGCAAGCCGCTAGGTCCGGAGGCGCATTTCCGTGCTGGTGGCGACATAGTTGTTTCAACGGATATTGGTCTAGTACCGCTTTCGTCGGCGCTGCAAAAGGACTTCTCGGTTCTGTCTGCATCGGCAGTTTCGGCGCAGATAGAAACCATCTGGAATAGCGAGGTTGCGGCGCGGTTTGGCGCGGCTTGGCGGTGTCAGGTTTGGACTGCAAGCCAGATCGCCATCATCAATCCGCCGACAGTGAATAATCTCGCGCCTGTTCTGTACGTCGTCAATTTGCGCACAGGAGGGTGGGGCAAGTTTACCGGCTGGAATAGCAATTGCATGGCCGTGTTTCAAAACCGGCTGTTCTTCGGGTCAACTGGCGCTCAAGTGATTGAGGCCAACGTGACTGGTTCCGATCTGGGGCAACCTTACACCGGCACTTATGTGCCTCTGTTCAGCGACTTCGGAGTGCCGACAACAAAGACGGTTGGAATGTCACGTACGGTGTTGCAATCCTTCGCGCCGCTCAATGAGCAGCTTTCGATGCACGCGGAATTTGACGTTAATCTTCCTGCCGTTCCTGCTGGTTCTAT